AACAACCGAATACGGTTATGATGTAGGCAACGCGCCCAAGCCTACATTTTGGGATAGCGTTAAAAATAATGCCGAATATGTTGCTAATGGCGTTAAAAACAATATTGAATGGATTGATAAAACCGGTAAGGAAATCAATGACAATGTAGGGAATACCTTAACGGCGTGGAAAGACGATGTAGTAAACAAATCAAATAATTTAGGTAATGAGTATTCTAAAAGTGCTGCTAATGCGATTGATGCTAATGGCGGCCACTTTTCTGAATTTGACGATAACGGCGACTTTGTCAACGAACATGCTACGCCGGGGTTAGGTAAGGCACGAGTAGAAACCTATAACGCCGCAGTTGGTAAACCGGCCGGATATCTGGCAATTACTCCGTATGTTCCACCGCCTGTGCGAATAGCTGCCGGCGTACTTGCCGCACCTACGATTGCAAGCGATACGATTGATATGTATAACGCCAATGCAACCGCAGAAAATGACGGAACGGCACCAGACGGAATTTTAGGGAATAAATATGTAGCTACTGCTAAAAATCTTTTAGTAGACCCAGTGGCCGAGCCAGTAGAACGCTTGATTGACGACCCGGGGGAATTTGCTAAAAATATAGCCATGAACCCTACTAACTTATGGGGCGACGTATTTTTACCGGCTGCCATGATACACGGGGCAACACCTAAAAAGGTATCCGGGGCAATCGGTGAGCGTGTAGTACATGCAGCGGAACACATCAAAGAAAAGGCATCTAACGCCTTTGAAGATATTGGCGAACGTTTTACAAAAGATGCGCCAAAACTTGAAGAGGGCGTTATGTATAATGCCTTTGATGATGTACCAGTACCAGAAGAACCAAGTAACGCAGTAGAACCGCGCGAATACTCCGAAGGCGGTTTAAGCGGTCAACCTATGGAAGGTGAAACCGGTAATATCCAAGCGGATATATATAACCGATACCGCATGAATGGGTTAAGCGACGTTGAAGCGGCTGCCATGACTGGTAATATTGGCGCCGAAAGTAGTTTTAGTACAACTGTTACAAGTGGCGACGGTTACGGTTCCCGTGGTTTGGTTCAATTTACTGGCGATAGATTGAACGGCGAAAAAGGTTTATTGAAGTTTGCGGAAAGTCGTGGGTTAGATCCGTGGGATTGGAGAACGCAAGTCGATTTCAGCGTATGGGAATTGCACAATACCGAAAGCGCTGCACTTGAAGCAATGCGCGCAAGACCAGATGCAACACCGGAAGAAATGGCCGTTATCATACGAAAAAATTATGAAAGACCAGACCCAGCAGTTGCACATGATGATGTACGGGCGCAAATTGCTAAAGAAACATTCGACGGCAATTATGGTAAATATGAAAATAGGCCACGTGATAATACATCGTTTAAAGATAATACGCTAGACCCTAATTATCGAAGCTATGAACAACCGTTCAAAGATGAGTTTATAGAAAACGAAAAACCAGTAAGCGGCGAAGAACCACATACCGATTTAAACAGTTTTGTAGAAAATACCGATAAAAAACAGGTTAAAAACGAATATTTAGGTATAAACTATCAAGGCGAAGGCGAAACGGCCCGTACAGGTGAAATAAACGAATTTCAGCCGAAAGACCGCATAAATACTGACTTTGTAGAGGGTGAAAAACCTAAAATTGAAGAAAAAGCACTTGAAAACGATGCAAATACTCAATTTAGGTATGAAGAAGATGCACCAAACGAAAGTTTACGAAATGCACTTGACGATTTACCGCCAAAGGCAAAAGAAACTATCATAAACGAATTAAAAAATGATGCATCTGAACCACGATATGCCGAATTAGAAAATAAAGTAAATTCTAATACGGAAATATTGAAAGATTTAAACAAAGCCACAAAGCCAGATATTCCAAAAACGGAACTTGATGCGGTTAAGGTTCGATTATCTGAAAGCCTAGATGTACCAGTTGAACGATTGAACAACGAATACATGGAAACGGTTCGCCGTGATCGTGCTGCCGAACTAATTGCAGATACTCAAGAATTGAAATTAATGCAAGCAGAACCGGCAGAAGGTGGCGTTAGCAAATACGCGCAGCAACCTAGCCAGCTATTAGACAATGCAACGCATGAGCAAGTACACGAAGCTATGGTAAAAGCCTTTGACGGCAACGAAGCAATGGCAAATCGTTATTTAGAAAGTAAAGGCGTTAGACCTACGGAACCGCTACAATATAGCGCGAAAGGTAACGAAACGCCACATACTGGCATTGATGAAGTAGGGCGATTAGGCCGAAGCGTTACACGCAAGGAAATTCTTGATGCAGTTAATAACCTATTCAATCAACGTGTTAAAAGTGGCCGTTTGGGGCGTCCTAACGTGCGCGGTTGGTATAACACTAAAACCGATGTAATTCGTAGCGGTAATTATGGCGAAATTCCAGTTATCATGCATGAATTGGGGCATTATGTAGATAATTATTTCGGTTTCAGTAAAGATGCACGGTTCAATACCGAATTTAACGGCGTTATTCAAGACCGTTTCGGTAAAGCGTACAACAAATTAGGCGCGGAAGGAATTCGCGGTGAAGGTTACGCAGAATTTTTCAAAGACTATGTAAGTGATCGTGCAAAAGCAAAACGGGAATTTCCAGAATTTTATAACCACTTTACGGAAGCGATTAAGAATGAACCAGAATTGAACGGTATAACCAATAAATTATCGAAGCTGGTTCATGAATGGCACCGTCAAGGCGGGGCGGAACGTATCAAAGGTAGTATTTCGTTTGAAAGTAAAGGTAAAGTAAGCCAAGCTATTGATGCGGTTAAGCGTGGCGAAGCTAAAGACGTAATTAAAAAAGCGTTAAATGATGTATACACTAAAGCCGTTGATGAATTGAACCCGTTGAAGGATTTAGTTGAGGAAGTCGAACGCCAAACAGGCGAAAAGATTGCCTTTGATGATAACCCTTATATGCAAGCGTGGTTAGCGCGTGGCTGGGTAGGTAAAGCTGAAACGCTTATCGAACACGGTGCGCCGGAACATGGTATAAAATCACTCAAAGATATTTTGAAAGGCATAGGCGAAAAGGAACATAAGGAATTCTCCGCATACCTTGTGGCCTTGCATGATTTAGACCTACATAAAAACAAACAAAAGGCAACGTTTGATTATACCGAAGATGCTGCCGTATTAGGTAAGCACGCCGGAAATGAACGTTTTCAAAAGGCCGCAGTTGCAATATATAAATATCAAGATTATATGTTACAAATGTTAGTTAAAGAAGGCATGTTGACGGCTAAGGCATATCATACAATGCGCAAAATGTACCCGCATTACATTCCGTTTTTCCGTGATATGTCAGATGCTGGCATGCAATCGTTTTTATCTGGCGGCAAGGGGTTCATTGATGTATCTAGTCCGGTAAAACGTTTTAAAGGTAGTACGCGCGATATTATAGATCCGTTGGAAAGCATCGTAAAGAATACGTTCCAATTCTATAACGTAGTAGAACGCAATCACGTTGGGCGTACATTTGCAAAACTGGCCGATAAAAACGGCGTAGGGCAAATAGTGGAACGTGTAAACGGTAACAAAGCGGCAACAGATAATACATTTAACGTTTGGGAAAACGGCGAAAAAGTAACATATGAAACAACGCCGGAACTTATTCAAACGATGCGCATGTTAGATAAAGACCAATCCAATATGGTTGCAAAAATCTTATCGTATCCAGCTAACTGGTTACGCGCTGGTGCTACATTATCACCAGAATTTATCTTGCGAAACCCTGTGCGCGATATGATAGGCGCATCTATTTATTCGAAACATGGTTTTATTCCTGTTCTTGATACCTTTAAAGGATTATCGCTATTCCTTAAAAAAGGTGATTTATACTGGGAATACATGAAATCTGGCGCAGCACATGCGGCAATGGTTTCGTTAGACCGCGACTATTTAGGCGGCCAATTACGCGATATTATGAGCCGTGAAAGTAAGGCTACTAAACTAATTAAAAACCCTATTGAAGTGTTACGTGCTATGAGTGAAGCAACAGAAATGGCAACACGATTGGCGGAATTCGATAATGCACGAAAGGGTTATACTGGGGTTGGTAATCGCCTATTCGGGAAAGATAGAAAGCCTTTAACTGCAAGGGAAGCAGCACTTGAAAGCCGTGATATAACGCTAGATTTCAGCCGTAGGGGTTCGCATACTAAAAAGGCAAATCAAGTAATAGCCTTCTTTAATGCTACAATTCAAGGCGCCGACAAAATGGCGCGTGCGTTTAAGGAAGACCCGCGCGGTATGACGGTTAAAACAATGTTATATATTACGTTACCAAGTGTTTTGCTATGGTACATGAATAAAGATGATGAACGTTACCAAGAGTTGCCGCAATGGGAAAAAGATACATTCTGGATTATTCCGGGCAAAGAAAATATGTATCGTGTTCCTAAGCCATTTGAAGCTGGCGTGTTATTCGGTACATCGTTTGAACGTATGCTACAGTATTTTGACGATGCCAAAAACAACCGTAAAGGCGTAGGCTTTAAAGGTTTTGGCGATAGGGTAATAGATAGCCTTGCACCTAGTTTTATGCCTACGGCTATGATACCGATTGTTGAAGCTATGACGAATTACTCTTTATTCAGACAACGCAATATTATTCCACAATCACAAGAAAATTTACCGGCACACCTACAATATGGCGCAAATACAAGCGAAGTTGCGAAATTCGTAGGCGATAAAATCAACGTTTCACCGTATATTGTAGATAATACAATAAGAGGGTACGGCGGCGGCCTTGCTGGTTTAGGTTTAAGCGGTATTGATGCGGCTACTGGTGCAAAAGAAAACAATGCATCTAAAAAATGGTACGAAGCGCCGGGGTTAAGAGGGTTTACCGCGGCGCCTTATCAATCATCTAATAGCGTGCAACGTGTTTATGATGATTATAAGGAACAAGAAAAACTGCATAATGAATTCAAACTAACGGGGCAACGGCCAGACGGATACGATGCCAAAGAATTCGCAAAACTCAAAAATGCAAGTGATAGCCTAAAAGGTTTGAACAAAGCATCCAAGGCGATCATTAATAATGAACGCATGAGTGGTGAACAAAAGAGGGAACAATTAGACAAAATCAATATGAGAAAAGCCAATATAGCGCGCAGCGTTTATGGTTTAGGTAAGGTTAAATAAGGGGCGCATAATGGAGTTTATTTTAAAGTTTTTTGTTGAGGGTTGGAACTCTTTAACAGATAGTTTTGTACTAAAAGCAATATTAAGCGGTGCGGCGGCCGTTGCTATATGGGTAATTGGAATTAAACACGTCCAGATTTTGGGCGTGTTTATTTTATTGGTATTCATCGACCTTTTCACTAAATGGGCGGCTATTGCATATCAAATGCTAATTGATGAATACGGATATGATAAAGACCAAATAGCCGTATGGGAAAAATATCGCGCAATACCGTTGGCGTTTGAAAAAGGTTTAATTTCTAGCCGATACATGCGAAAAGGTTTTGTGTTTAAAGTTTTAACGTATATCGCAGCCACAATGGCGGCCGTATTATTCGATGAAATGAGCGGTCAAAAACAATTTGCGGTATCGTTGGTATGGTTATATTTGGGTTCCTGTGAATTCCTATCTATTATGGAAAACCTACGCGACGGCGGGAATGTGATGCTAGGTAAATTCCTTGATTTAATCCGAACAAAAATTGAAAACAAGGTGAAATTATAAGGGGGTACCATGAGAGGTATTGATGTAAGCGAAAATAACGGCGTAGTTGATTGGGGCGCGGTCAAGGCTAATGGGTTTGATTTCGCGATCATTCGCATCGGTTATGGCCGCGGTAATTTAGATAGTGAATTCTATAACAATATTAATGGTGCTATTAATGCCGGTTTAGCAGTTGGCGTATATCATTATTCGTACGCTATGAATGAAGAACACGCAGCAGAAGAAGCGGAATTCGTTTTAAATACACTTAATGATGCCGGCTTGACTGTGGATAAGTTGCCAATGGGTATATGGTTCGATATGGAAGATGCTGACGACTACAAGGCAGAACGTGGCATGCCAACAGACCAGCAACTAACTAATATATGCAGCGTGTTCATCAATAAGTTATGGCAAGCCGGTTACGTTAATACTGGCCTATATGCTAGTTATGACTGGTTAGTAAATGTATTAGACATTAGCCAGTTGGGCGGTTGCGCTATCTGGTGCGCACAACTCAATAGCCAATGCGACTATGAAGGCGCTAATTTGTGGCAATATACATTTACTGAAAACATTGAAGGCAAGGAATTTGATGCGGATTTAGTATTGAATTGGCCTATCTAACGGGGGTATTGTATGGACACTATCAAGCAATTCATAAGGGCGTATTTGCCAGTTATCACAATAGCATTACTTATGCTGCTGGTGGTAGCTGCTGGCCTATTCGCCTATAATATGATGCATACCAAAAAGCTACAAGAACCGGTTATTATTAATCAGACCACGGCGAAAAACCCAATTAAATTAGGGGAAGCGCTTAACATATCGCCAAAGGCAGCAACGGAAGTTATTTCCTATAAGGAAAGTGCTGAACCGGTAGCGACGTATTACACAAAAGCGCCAACGCTACATGATGCGGCAGTAGTTACAAAAAACGCTATCAAGGATAAATCGCCGAATATTCCAAAGGAAGCTATAGAAAAAAGCGATAGAACCGCAGTTGTTGAAAATACCGATGAACAAAAGATTGATGTATATAAAATCAATCTTAACAAAACGCATCGCATAATGGGCGGCGTTACAGTACTGGAAACAGGCAAGGTATATGAAACGGTAGGTTATCAAGCTGGCGACTTTCAAGGCCTAGCGCATTTTGACGGGAAGCATTTCAAAGGGGCCAGCACACTTTATACATTTGCGAAATGGTAGGTGATCCGATTATCTCCGAGTTGCACGGCTTGCAACAGTAAACTATTAGTTGACAGTTGGAAAGGAAATATTATGAAAACATTTACATTTGAAGGCAAAACTCATATGTTCGCGGAAGAAGTAAACCCAAAGAAAGACGGTTTATATACCGCAACACTAACAGACCATAACAACGTACGTTGTGAAATGTGGTTCGTAAACGGCGAATTGAAACGCCTTGTTGAATTAGATTAATAATAAAGGGGTACCATAGCGGTACCCCTCTTTTTTGTTTTTGACGGCAAAAATACGGCAAAAATTTCATAATAAACTATATAATTTTGTGGATATAAATTCTTAAAAATTGTTTTGGCCAATTAGTTAAAAACTACAATATGCTATTTCGTGGATAAAAAATATTAAATCCGATATAATATATTGATATAAAATACAGGCTATAAAGTACCATGTTTAATAGGGTTTATTATTAAAACGGCAGAAATTCGTCAAAAATAATTAGCCGAAAATATCGGCAACCTTATCAGCTGCCTTTAATCGCATATCATCTGAAAAATGAACATATGTATTTAATACTGTTTGTATACTATCACCTAATAGGGCGGATACCGTTTTTATGTCTACGCCATTTGATAATAATTTAGTTGCGTATGTATGGCGTAGATCATGAATTGAATTATCTGGCAAGAACCTTTTCATAATTCGTGTTGCGCCCCAGCTAGCACTAACTTTATTATTGAAAAGGCGTTCAATCGAACATGTTTCTTTGTATTCTTTCAAGATATTGGTTAATATTGGCGGAATAGGTAATTGCCTATAACTATTTTTTGATTTAAGCGGTTTTAATGCGTATTTATTATAATCAATCGCGCCAAATTGCTGCACTACGTTAATAGTATTACTATCTAAATCAACGTTTTCCCAAGTAAGGCCAATAATTTCGCCATATCTCATGCCGGTATAGGCAGCAATAGAAAATATAACATAGTGTTTATAATTTTTAGGTTTTAAGGCTTTTAAAAATGTTTCTATTTCTGTATCTGATAATACCTTTATTTTTGTAGGTTCATTATCCTTAAAACGTGGTATTGTTTTTAATTCGTTTACAGGAATTATTTTATATTGGTTCGCCGCATAGTTAAATAAACGCTGAATTGTACCCAAAGCAAGATTTTTTGTGGTAGTTGAATATAAACTATCATTCAATACCCTTTTAACTTGATACGGCGTAATATTCGCTATTTTTTCGTTGAATATAGGCTTAAATATATCAAATGTACGTGTATAGGCCTGTAATGTATTAAATGTACGCGGCTTATTCTCTTTCATATAAATGTTAAAAAAATCAATAAGAGTTATATTTCTAAGACTATCATCGGTTGCGGTGATAGTCTTTTTTAATTTATCAATGATCGTTTGGGCGTGAATTTTTGCCGCTTTTTGCGTTTCAAAACCCTGTTTAGATTTCTGGCGCCAGCGGTTGCCGTCCTTGTATGAAACGATACATTGATACCCTTTATCCTTTTTTCTTATGGTTATATTGCATTGCATCGTCTAATTCCTTTAGTGAATAACTTGCTATAAATTGCGCGCCGATAGTTAGAGCGATAATTATAAACATCAAAATATATCTGTGTTCTTTCCAATCCATAAGGCCTAATATCATACCAATAATAAGGTACAGAATACTTTGATAAAAGGCTACGTTAATTGCATCTTTTTTACTCATGATATACCCCTTTATTTAACAATATATGCGCGAATGTATCCGCATCATGTTCAAGTTTTGTACGTAAATCAGCATCTATTTCCTTAAACAAATCATAATCCTTATGAAGGAATATATGCCCTAATTGATGCGCAAGCGCCATGCGCTGCTGGCGCCTACTTAACCGGCTATTTATAATAATAGCCTTTTTTATCTCCGGTTTAATCTGTATACCGCTAACGCAAGCCGGCAATGGTTTATATATAACTTTAATGTTTAATTTACTTGCTATATAGCGCGGTTCGTTTGAGCCGTGCGAATTAATCAAATCTAAGACAAAAGAACACATATTGAACATGCTAACAATTCCCCTTGAATATATTAATCGTCTAATACCGCTTTTAATACTTTGGATATTTTAGCCTTTTGTGATGCAGTCAATTCGCGATCACCATAATAACAAATCAAGGCATTATCCGTAATTTTCTTTAAATCAATAGAATTTTCTTGCTTTTTGACTTTAGGCGCTCCCTCTACGCCGTCAGTAAAATAACCTATTGGAACACCGAAATATTCCGATAATATTTTAATATTTTTTAAACTAGGATTGCTTTCTCCTTTCTTCCAACGTGAAAATGCACTTTGCGGAATTTTGGTATCTTTTGAAATTTGATATGCTGATACGCCTGTTTTTCGCATTAATTCCTCGATTTTGTTGTATAGCATAATGTACCTCGCTAAATATAAACAGACTATTTAACATTTTTAAAAAGTGTTTACTAGACTACTTACTAAAACGGAAGTACAATATAGCCATAAGGTACTTATGAAATCGTAAGTGTCTTGAAGTTTTGATATAGCAAGTGTGGCGTCGAAAATCATCACTTGCTATATCGCAAGTATACCATTTTAGAAAGCGGGGTGTAAACCATAAAAACAGTAACAAAAAATGTTTTTAAACTCATGGATAGCAATGGTGTTACCGCTTATAAACTATCCAAAGAAACGGGAATTTCCGAAAGTGTTATTTCCCGTTGGCGTAGTGGTGAACAATCGCCAAGCCTTAGCAGCCTTGTAAAGGTTGCGCACTTCTTTAATTGTGGTTTGTCGGAATTGATGAAAGGAAGCGAATTATGAAACTAACGTATACCGTAGAGGAAGTAGCCGAAGTATTAGGTGTTTCTAAATCGTCGGTATACAACTTAAAAAATAATGGCACTATACATGCTATTGAAAAACTACCCGGTTTGTTGTTTAGCGTTGAAGAAATTCACAGCTTAGTTATGGTGAATGACGAATACAATACATTCAATTACAGATTATTAAAAAAGAAGTGTGAAGTGCTAGAAACCGAAAATGCAAAACTAAAAAATAGTATAAAAAAAATTACCAGCGATGTACTGGCGATTACGGGGGAATTTGTCAATGACTAGCATTATGAAAATTGTGGGTTTTGTATTGTTGTTAGGTACGCCCGGATCATTAGAGATTGACGTACTAACATTTTATGAAGCAATGCTACAAGGCCTATTAGGCGTAACGCTGCTATATAGCGGCATCTATATTGATAAATTAAAAAAGGCCCAATAGTAACGGCAATTACTAAAGGGCAGATGCGAAAAGTGAGTTATTAAAGCATCTTAACCGCATAATATCATATGCGCGTTAAGGTGGCAAGGTGTAAAAAATGGACTTTGACTGGCAATTAAATAAAAAACAAATAGCCGAAGTTTCGGCAATGTTCACAGAACTATGTGAAAAAATAGCAGATAAAGAAATTTCTATCGGTTTTAGCGTTAGAAAAATCGATGAAAAAGGCGAAGAAACGCTTTTTACTTATGATGTATACGCAATATATGAAGGCAAAATAATTTATATAACTATGGGAGAACATCGTTCTTTAATGGGTTCAACTATAACGAATAATGACATAGCGGAAATTATTGCGTTCTTGAAAGGTGATAAATAAAAATGAGCAGCATTTACGAACTAAATAAAGATTATGCGGAACTATCCGCAATGCTTGAAGCAGCAGAAACGCCGGAAGAAATTGAAGCAATTCAAAACACATTGGAAATGCTGGATTTGTCTATCGAAGAAAAGATAGAAAATACGGCAAAATACATGATTAATGTTGAAGCTGACATACAAGGAATTAAGGCCGAAATTGATAGATTGAACAAGGTAAAAAAATCAAAAGAAAGCACTATTGAAACCTTGAAAAACAATATCGAATATTCTATGAAACAAAAAGGCATTGAAAAATTAGAAGTTGGCACCTTTAAAGCTGGTTATAGAAAATCAGAAAGTGTTGAAATTATCAACCTTGATGTAATTCCAGCGGACTTTACAAAGGTTGAAATTAAAGCCGATAAAACGGCAATTAAAAAAGCACTTAAAGCCGGTGAAGTGGTGGAAGGTGCAGAAGTTAGAACAAACATGAATTTCTATATTAAATAGGCGGTGAAACATGGAATTTAGAACACTAAAAGCGAATGAAATAGATTGCCGTATTCAATCATTAAACGAAAAGAATGGAAGCGTAGGCGCAGTAGTGCTGCTATATAAAGATGCACGCGTTGACATGCGACTACTTGATGAAGTTGTAGGTGCATTAAATTGGAAACGGGAACATACGATCATTGGCGATAGATTATATTGCACAGTTTCAATCTTTAACGAACATACTGGCGAATGGGTTGGCAAGTCCGACGTAGGCACAGAAAGCAACACCGAAAAAGAAAAGGGCCAAGCATCTGATAGCTTTAAGCGTGCTTGCTTTAACTGGGGCATCGGTAGGGAATTATACTCCGCACCTTTTACTTATATCAATTTGCAAAAAGGCGAATGGTATCCGGGGAAAGACGGAAAACCTAAATCAAACGCAAGATTTACAGTTAAAGAAATTGAATATGACGAAAATCGAAATATTAGTAAGTTAATCATTATTGATAACAAAGGAAGCGTGCGTTTTACAATGGGCGGCAATACAGCACCAGCGCCAGCGACTAAACCAAAAGAAAAACACGTTGCCGGATATGATGAATTCTGTAAACTTGCAAAAGATAATAACGTACCGCCGGCAGAAATTACAAAGTATATTGCTGGCACATTTAAAAAACCAAAACTTGCATTACTTGATCAATTCGAAATGATCGCGGCGCTTGATTGGTTAAAAAAGCGGACTACTGAAAACAAAGATTTTAAAGGGTTCGTGTTATATGACAATGGAGATGCAGCATTAGAACATGAAGATGCTGGAGACCGCATTTGATGAAATGGGTAACAAAAGGAATTGCGGTTGTTAAAACGTTAGGTTATAACATTCTAATTCCAGCGCCGAAAGATGAAGAAATCAATAAAATTGATGAAAATTCAGAATATACGGTAACGCTAACAAAGAAATCTAAAAAGCGTTCTTTAAACGCTAACGCGTACGCATGGGTTCTATGCGATAAGATAGCGCGTGAACTTTCAAAGAACGCATATATTTCAAAAAATGACGTGTATAAGCGTGTTTTGATTGAAAGCGGTACATTTACCTATCTACCAATTAAAAACGATGCCGTAGGCCGATTTATTGAAATTTGGCACGGCCACGGGTTAGGCTGGCACGCAGAAGATGCCGGCCCAGCTAAAACGGAAGGTTATACAATCGTTCGCGCCTATCATGGCAGCAGCGTTTATACAGTCGATGAAATGCGGCGTTTGATTGATGCGCTTGTTGATGAGTGCAGCCAATTAAACATACCGATTGAAGATAACGATTACATTAATTCACTTGTAAGGGAATGGGGCAATGAACAGACGAAAAAAACTTGACAATATCCTGTATGCCCGTACCAGAAAATGGGCGTACGAAAGAGACGAAGGCCTATGCGTTCTATGTGGTGCAATGGCAACCGAAGTACATCATATAGAGTTTAGATCGCACGGCGGGTTATCAAATCTCAACAATCTGGCTTGCTTATGCCGTGATTGCCATACAAAAGCACATGGTGTAGATGCTAAACAAATAAGGGAAGTTTTAAAAGAACGAAATAAGGGGGTTACATGGCAGAACGAAGAATGATGTCAAAATCAATCATCAAGTCCGATACATTCCTAGACATGCCGGCAACCACACAAAACCTATACTTTCATATGTTGCTTGATGCTGACGATGACGGCTTTATAAACGCCCCAAAGTCAATTATGCGAATGATTGGCGCAAAAGATGATGATATGAAAGTACTTGCTGCAAAACAGTTTGTTATACCGTTTGAAAGTGGCGTTGTAGTTATTAAAGATTGGAAAATTCACAACTACATTCAGAACGATAGATACAAGCCAAGCACCTTGCCGGAACGTGATTTACTCAATATTCAGAAGGATAAAACGTACACGTTAAAAAGCGATGTATCCAGAATGGATACAGAATGTATACAAACTGTATCCATAGGTAAGGATAGGATAGGTAAGGATAGGATAGGTAAGGATAGGATAGGTAAGGATAGGATAGATACACTATGTCATGTTTCACATGACGATGTGGATAAATCTCATATTGAAATTATCGAATATCTTAATCTTAAAACCGGTTCAAAATTTAAACCTACAACTAAACCATATGTACAAGCAATTAGATCACGCTTGAAAGAAGGTTATACCGTTGATGATTTTAAAACCGTGATTGATAAAAAATGCCGTGAATGGAAAGGTACAAAACTAGAAAAGTACTTAACGCCTAAAACGTTATTTGCGCCTAGTCATTTCGATACATATCTTAATTCAAATGAAATGGCAGCCATGACGGATACAGAACGAAAGGTTGCAGAATTAAACGCGCTTATTGATGCGGTCGAAGGGGGAACAAATGAAGCCGGAAACGTTGAAGGCTACGGGCCAATTATTGATATATGACAAATTCGATAGTTCAAAAGTTAAAATGTACGCCTACATGCTGGAAGATATTAACCCGGTAACATTGGCGGAAGCAATCAAACAATGTATCAATACATGCGAATTCGTTCCAGCCGTTGCCACTATTCGCAAGAAAGCGGCAGAAATTTCCGGTTATGTGAATGGTAAGGAAGAACGATTGATTGCGCAAGATGCATGGGAAGTAGTGAGAAAAAAGGCAAGCCAAGTAGGTTATGAGAAAGGCCTTGATGAATTGGAAGGTATAACAAGGCTTGCTGCTAAAACTGTATGGCGCTTCTTTGACCCAAGAAACTGCCAAAGCTATAACGAAAGCGCAGCAATGAGCCAGTTTTGTAAGGCTTATGAGCAACTGGCAGCACGTGAACAAAGAAATATGGAAATTGCGGCAAGCATCAAAAGTAATGGCCTATTAATGGAAGCGCGTAAACGTGCAGAACTTAACATGCCACGAAATACAGAAATTAAGATGCTAGATAACGGCCATTTGGTTGAGGTTGAAAAATACGAAGCCGTAGACCTTAAAAGCATGGTTAAAGATGCCGATATTTCGGACGAAAGCAAAAAGTTGATACTGGGGGTGTTGGAATGAACAAAAAATATAATTTATTCCCGAAATTAATCGAATGTAGGGAACTGTTAGGCTATACACAATCAGATATGGCGGATATTGCCGGGGTATCACCAGAAACATACAAGAAACATGAACGCGGTTTGTTTGATTTTAGATTAACGGAAATGCTTGCAATTCAAGAAAACGTTAATGATGAATTACAAACAAATCTAACACTAGATGAATTGTTTAGAATGAAAAAAATCGTTTAAATGCGTTGTATGGAATTTTTAAAGCCTTAACGATAAATCATAAGGGCGGAATAGCAGACGGGGTAAAATGAGCGAATTTGCCATATAGAATTAGAAAATAGAAAGGGAATTATATTATGAATAGTGTTCAATTATTGGGAAATCTTGCGCGTGATCCGGAAGTTAGATATACACAATCTGGAAAGGCGGTTGCAACGTTCACAGTAGCGGCCAGCAATACATATATTGATAGCGCTACAAATGAAACGAAAGAACAAACGGCGTTTGTAAATTGTGTAGCGTGGGGAAAACTAGGCGAAGCAGTTGGCAACTATAGAAAAGGAAACCGCTTATTTGTAGAGGGCCGAATTCAAACAAGAAGCTACAAAACGCAAGACGGCCAAAAGAAATATATAACGGAAGTTGTTGCAAGTTTCGTAGGCGTATCCGCTTTAAATGATGCGGCAACAGAAAGCAACTTTGATAATTTTGCAGATGATAAAGGGAACGATGAAAATATTCCGTTCTAATAGGTGGCGAAAATGTTAGTTAAGAATGATAAGGAATGGTGCTGGTGTTTGTGTGAGCATGTAGGGTATCCACAGAAAAGCATTGAAGATGCAGTAAAAGATTTTGCCGAAACATATCCGGCGGAAGAAGTTCCAATGATTAGAGTCGGAAACCCTTATTATTATGTTCCTACTGTTGATGCGGAGCGTGTTATCAATGACATTATCGATTATGATCTTGATGATGAAATAGCAGAATATTCGGAAGATTATTTGTTACATGTAGGACTGAAACAAATTGACGTTTTACAAGAAAAATTAACGAAGGCGTTTCGTGAATGGGAAGAACAAAACGGATATAAAAATACATCGTTTGCTATTCTTGAAACTATTAACCCTTTTGAAAACAAGGAATAAAGAAATGAAATCACCATGTAAGGGTTGTGAGTATAGGGTGTTAGGCTGCCATAGTACATGCGCGGACTACATCAAATATAGTACTAACAGAAAAAAAGAAATAGAAAGCCGTGATATACGGGGCGATGTGTTTGGGTATGTAAAAGATAGCAATAACCGCATCAAGCGGCGTATAGGTAAATGTTAGGAAGGTAAAAATGGCATACATAGAAAACTGGCTTGCATTAGGTGCTTGCATATATAGCCGAAAAACCGCAGATGCAGCGCTTGCCGCATTAGGTTTAAGAAAAGCTATCAAAAGAAAGCCGATGCGCCCCGATGTTGATGTAAATACATTGATTGCACTACGTAATGAAGGGTTAGCAATTCGGGAAATCGCGGAAGCGTGCGGCGCATCGTATACGCTGGTTAGAAATCGCCTGTTAGCTGCCGGGGTAAATCTTGAAAGGTGGAAGCGATGAAACAAGCATTAATAAAAGGCACTAAAAGCGATGAATGGTATACGCCTATAGAAACGGTTCAAACAATGCTTAATGTATTCCCGCCAAAGGCTGGCGATAAAATTTTATTGCCGTTCGATACAGATAAAAGCAATTTTACAAAAATTGTTACACGCGATTATGATCCATTAGCTATATACGGCATCAATGATTTTTTAACTAAAGATTATGAATTTGATTACTTAATCACTAACCCGCCGTATAGTAACAAAGATGAAATCATAGCGCGATGCATCGAAACGGGGCGCCCGTGTACACTGGTACTGCCTATAGATGCACTGGGGGGGGTACAAAGGCATAAATTATTTAGCAAGACTAATATAAGCGTATACGTACCAACTAAGCGCATTAAATTTATAAGTGAAACTGGCGAACAAACAAAATCGCCGGCACATCATAGCATTATCATGCTAATAAATGCGCCTAAGAATGAAATTATCTATGAATATCAAAGGGGAATTAATAAATGAGTGTAAAGGTAGATATGGGAAACGGTAGAGTGTTCACATGTGAACAACTAGCCAGCGCATTAACGCTGGTTATTGAAAACATGATTTTGAAACCAAAGGTAACGCAAGATAGATTTTTAATTACGCTTGAATACAAATACCATAAGGACGGCAAAACGAAACGATTACGGCAAGCACTTTCCAAAATGGTAATGGAAGCATTTAAGGGAACGGTTGAAGCGTATATTTACAACGTACGCCAACAAATCAAGGAACTTATTGTAAAAGGGGAATTATACGATGAAGAATGAGCAAAAATGGTTATTAGAACAAATGCATCAAGAAGGGTATAGAGATATTAAAATCATCGGGGTATATGCTTATTTTGTAAACCCAGATTTTATAGAAAACGGCGGCAATTTTAAAGTACGCGATCATACCCCGCGTATTCCATGCCGTGTACTGGGGTTAAGTCCTAAAAACGATAAATACTCTATTGCATCATTGCTTGGTATCGTGGAATGGGAAAAGGTTCCAGTTGATACGCCAGTTATTGTGGAAACTACATTCGGAAAAAGGAAACTACATTTTGCCAAATATGAAAATGGTAATGTGTTTTGTTTTGTGGGCGGGAGAACGTCATGGAGTGATACAGTCGATGTTTATACCATGCATTCAAAAGATTATGTATTATTGGCAGAAAGGGCATTGAATGAGTGTAATTGACATAGTATTTAAAGGTCGCCCAATTACCAAGAAAAACCACGGGCAAATAGTAAAACGTGGCAACAAGCTGGGTTACATTCAATCAGAAGCGTATAGAAATTATGAAGATGCTTGCTTATGGCAATTAGCCGGCAAGAAACTGCATATATCTGGCATTGTGGTTGTTGAATGTAAATATTATTTGCCTAATAAAAGAAGTTGGCCGGACTTAATCGGGTTGCTACAAGCGACTAGCGATATATTAACAAAGGCCAAAGTCATTGATGATGATAAATGGATATGTTCGTATGGCGAAAGCTGCATTGCTGGTATTGATAAAGAAAACCCGCGGGCAGAAATACGGATTATGGATAGAAAAAATAAAGTATTGGAAGCGTTATTGAAATGAGGGCAATAAATGGAACTACTAAACAGGATTAAACGCATATTTGGATATAAACGATATAATGCGGACGTTATCAAGGTTAAGCGATGCATACCGGGTGTATTATTGCCGAAAGTTGGCAGCGTAGATGCTGCTGGTATGGACTTTTACCAGCCAACAAGCGCGGTAATAGAACCGCATCAAACGCAATATGTAACGCTGGGCCTAGCGGTAGAAATTCCAAAGGGGTATATGTTGATGCTGGCACCACGTTCCAGCATGAGCAAAACGCCGTTAATTATTCCGAATTCATTCGGGGTGATTGATGCGGACTATAGGGGCGAAATTAAAGCAATTCTACATAATACCAGCGATACGCCGTATTTAATCCAAAAGGGCGATAGATTGGTTCAGGGTATTCTGGTACCAGTTGGCGCATTAAAGTTATTAGAGGTTACACAATTAACCGAAACGGTGCGCGGCGCTGGTGGTATTGGAAGCACAGGAAAATAACCATGATTAAATTATTATTTGATGCTGCATTGATGTTTTCGCTAGTGATAGCATTAATAAAATTAGTATCAGTATTTATGATGTAGTGGATAAGGGGCAATATAAACGCCCCTTTGATACGAATAGGCGAAAGGGGAAATGTGTAATGCCTATTATTGATCCGATGTATTTGTACTTAATTGAGGTACTACATAATTTAGATGTAGTTAATAATATTATTTTTATCACGTTGGCATTTATGACATTAGCGATTAGCACATTATATATCATTGACGAACAGGCAAGGGAAAGCATACACGTGAGTAAATCAAAAGCCGCAATACTGTTTGTAGCGTTTGCAATTAGTGGCATGATCGTTGTATTGGTTCCTACAAAAGATGCCATGTATAAAATGCTAATTGCCAGCTATGTAACAACTGACAATATCCAAATAGTGAATGATGCTATCAAAGGCAATTTACAGGACTATTTAAACATGTTAGGGGAAACGGTTAAGAATTTACGATAATGAACCATACGGGGGAATAAATGACGGATAAAGAATATAGAGAAATCGGCAAGGAATTCCTAGAACCGATTAAATTAATATCAATGAAAATTAAATCATTGAAGGAAGATCTAAAGCATTTACAATCCGATATAACAACGATTGGGGCCGTTGATTATAGCAAGGAACGGTTAAGCGGTGGCGGAACGCCGGGCGGGTTAGACCGTCAAATAGTACGCCTTGAAAGTAAACGCGATGCCGTACATAAAGAAATAGGTGCGCTAATTGATGAACGCGAAACGGCGGCGGAAATCATCAATCAATGCACCACAGGGAAAACCAATATATTATTAATGCGTGAGTATATAGACGGCGAAAGCGCGAAATATGCGAAGAGTTTCACCGATTTAGGGAAAACGCAAGCAGCAGAATTAAAAACGCTAGGCCTTATTAATGTAGGAAAATTTTTACATGAAACGTATTATCCAAGTATGTATACTGCCAAATCGGTTAAAGTCGAACTATGCCGAACTACATCGGAATAATACGGAAAAGCGATATATAGTATAATTATATTGTCAAATGATGCTTAAAAGGTCATTGGCGTAATTCTCCTATATATACGATGCACATGGGGAACTTTGGGCCGTTCCCCTATTGTGTATTGTAAACCGATACCGATAAAAAGAATTCCTTTCAAACAAACACAATGCCATTGAGAACAATCCTATCAATATAAATATGTACTACCAAGCACAACAACAATAAGCATAATAAACCTAATTTCATGTGATACATATCGGTATTGGTTTAGAGTATGCAATAAAAACGAATAAAGTTATCAGAATATGAGGTATATCCACGGCGATATATCTCATTTTTTGTATAAAAGTAACATTTGATTATTGAAAACTGAACATAATGCACATTTTTTATTTTAAGAGATATCACCTTTCATAGTTTCCAGTGATCTTTTCGTGCGGCGTGTTCGGTTTTGAGTAATTAAAAAAGCCGCCATGTGTAGGCGGCCTTCTTTATTTTGTTATTCGTAGTAGTGGCAAGCGATAATTTCATTTGTGTTATTGTCGATTAATTGCCATTCAAAACCAAAACTCATTGTACAGATGAAATCGGAAGCATCTGTTTTGTTTTCAAATTTCCATGTGTTGTTTGTGTTTACATCTTTAAGTGTTAGCATTTTAAATTCTCCTTTTTGAATACTTGCGTTTTCTGATGTATCTTATGGGTTTATTATACTTGCGTTTTCGCAAGTAGTCAATAGGGAAATTAAAAATTTTTCAAAAAAGTTTGTGAAGGTGGTGAAAAGCTAGTGAATATCATATGTACAAAATCGAAATGTCTTAATAATAAAGGCGGTAAATGCATAGCCAACGAAATATACTATGACGGCTTATGTCAAACATATTGCACTAGCCAACACGCCAGCAAGCAACACGCGGGAATATGCCAACGATCACATGGCAGAATGAAAAGCAAAGATAACAACATACTACGATAGGGGGTGAAACAATGGCGAAAACTACATATAAAGATTGGGAAGCAGATGAAAAGATTTTGCTTTTACAAGGCTGGGCGCGTAATGGTTTAACCAATGAACAGATTGCAAGCAATATGGATATATCAACAGTAACCCTCTGGGAATGGCGCAAGAAATCGCCTAAAATATCTAACGCCCTAAAAATAGGGAAAGATGAAGCAGATATACAAGTTGAAAATGCACTTTACAAAGCAGCACTTGAAGGAAATACAACGGCTATGATTTTCTGGCTTAAAAATCGACGTTCTAAAGAGTGGCGCGATAAGATACAACAGGAAATTACCACCGAAAGCGCCGTTAAGCTGGTTATTGATAATAACGAATTGAGTGATACAGATGAGTAAAACAAATCTGTTTCGCGATGTAATACGGCCAACGCCTAAGCAAAAGGAATTTTTAAGGGCAGTTAAGCAAAACATATACACGCTATATGGCGGTGCTGCTGGTGGTGGTAAATCGTATATACTCCGCTGGGGTTTGGTATGGCTTTTGATTGACTGGTTCATTCAAACAGGCCTTAAAGGCATACGCGTTGGATTATTCTGTGAGGATTATCCAAGTCTTGATGATCGTCAAATATCCAAAATAAAAATGGAGTTTCCGGAATGGTTAGGAACCTATAAGGAAAGCAACCATGAATTCACATTAAATGATGAATTAGGCGGCGGCGTTATCTGTTTTAGAAATCTAGATAAACCGAGCAAATACCTTTCAAGCGAATTCGCTGCTATTGCTATTGATGAATTGACTTTAAATAGTCGCGATGTATTCGACTTTTTGCGTATGCGGTTGCGTTGGACTGGTATAACTGATACAAAGTTAATCGCCGCAACTAATCCGGGCGGTAAAGGTCATATGTGGGTAAAAGATTTATTTATTGATAGAAACTTCACAAAAGAAATGCAACCATTCGCCGATAAGATTGCATACATTCAAGCAAGAGCAAGTGATAACCCGCATCTATCACAATCTTATATAGATGCACTTAACACGTTACCCGAAAAGCTACGGAAAGCATACCTAGACGGCGACTGGAATATATTCGAAGGTCAAGTATTTACAGAATTTAGAAATGATAAGCATGTAATAGAACCGTTTGAAATACCGCATCATTGGCAACGGTATCGTTCAATGGACTGGGGATATACGAAACCATATGCAGTATATTCCGCAGCGGTTGATTATGACGACGTTTTATATATTACTGGTGAGTTTTACGGTTGCAAGCCGGGCATGCCGGATACTGGTACACAGGAAACGGCAAGGGAAGTAGCGCAAAAGATAGAACACTTAAAAGACTATCAAGGCGTGGCAGACCCCGCTATATGGCAACGAACAGGCCATGACGGCCCAACGATTGCGGAAATATTCGCAACTGAGGGCGTGTACTGGGTGCGTGCTGATAATGATAGATTAGCCGGACTTATGCAAGTACATCAACGACTAAAAGAAGGTAAGTTGAAGATATTCAGTAATTGCGTTCACTTAATACGCACATTACCAGCTTTAACGTACGACAAAATAAGAGTTGAAGATGTAGATACGAAGCAAGAAGATCATGCGTATGATGCGGTGCGTTATATGTGTATGGCACGTCCGGTTAAATCAGTTAAACCAGAAAAGCCGTTTAATGACGGTTATAAATATGTTGATGATAGCGAAGGAGATGTGAGCGCATGGGGCGTATGAGTGAAAGGGCGTTGCGTGATTACGCCTTTAAAGTTCTTAAATCGGAATATGGGGAACGCGAAGAAAAGGGCGTTATTATTCCGGCTAAGTATACAGATGCAGAACTAGCGGAATTCGCAAAAGCGATGCCGCAATGGCAGTTAGAACAAATGTACGATATGATTTATGGTTCTGAAATGGTGGAATAATGGATATAGAACAAACAACATTTGATATATACGAAGCAAAGCAGAATGTAAAAAATGCATTGGCCGCCACGTCAGAATGGCGCAAGGCTGCTGCCGAAGATTTTGCATTTATGCAAGGTAAACAATGGCAAGACGGCGATTTAAAGAACATGCGCGAAGCTGGACGGCCAGCAATTACGATTAATAGGATTAGACCGGTTATTAATCTGTTATGCGGTTATGCATCGCAGAATGAAACGGAACCGGACTTTTTACCACGTTCCGAAGAAGATGATAGAATAAGCCGCGTTGCGAAAGGTATCACAAAATACTGTTTAGACCGTGCGAACTATCAACGCAATAAGGGCAAATGTTTCCGCGATAAGATTATTTGTGGTTTAGCCAATTACTGGGTAAGTTATGAGTTTGACTATACGAAGTTAGACGGAACCATTCAAATTGAACGTGTTTCTCCGTTTGATGCTTTCATAGATCCGGAATGTAAAAAAGATGATTTAAGCGATGCGCAATATGTTGGCCGTTATAGCTGGGAAAGTGCTGCTAAGTTAAAACAGATTTATCCGGAAAAGGTTGACGAAATCAACGCGTTAAAAAGCCGATATGATGAAACTGAACAGGAAGCCGGCATAGTTGAAACAGTAGACGGCGAAGCGTTATGGTTTAACACTAACTACAATAAAATTCGTGTAGTGCAGTATTGGTATAAGGAATACGGCAAAAAGAACGTATACATGACAAAAGAGGGTTTAATTGATGAAGCTAATCCTCTATTTGTTGTATTAATGGCTACTGGTAAAAAACCTACAAGTATTCCAGATACTAAAATCAGATATGCAACGTTCGCCGATAGTGTTCTATTGGAAGAGGGCGAAAGTCCTTATAAGCATGGTAAATTCCCGTTAGTGCGTGAATATTGCTACTATACCGGCGAATTGGTAGATGATGAACTAGAACCGGCTGGCGTAGTGCGTGATATTAAAGATGCACAAAGGGAATTAAACAAAAACCGAAGCCAACGCATGCATGTTGTAAATCAACAGTCTTTAGGCGTTAAATTCTGGCAAGGTCAACTAACCGAACAGACTAAGCGCGATATTAAAAATAATAGCACTAAACCGGGCGCGAATATCTGGTTACCGCCGGGCGTATCATTCGTTGACGGCACGCCGGCAATGGATAGCAATATTAATATGGCCCTTGAGCAACAATCAAGCAATGATTTCTATTCTATCAGCGGTATCACGCCGGAAAGCCTAAGCGGTAGCGTAGGTAGTATGAGCGGCAAGGCAATCGACTTGCGCCAATCTGTAACAACTGTTCAAACGGCTGGTATCTTTGAGCAATCAAAAGAAGCAGAACGCCAAATTGTTAAATTATTATGGGGTGAGAAAAATGCACCGGGTTTAATTCCACAATTCTACAACGAAGCCAAAGCAATGCGCATTATGGGCGACGACGGCCAAAAAGAATTCGTTCAGATTGCACCGGGTTTAAATCAACCTATGCAAGAACAAGTATTAACCGATGCATTTGGTCAACCGCAGCGTGATGCGGAAGGTAATCCTATTAAGCAAGTACTGTATGATCTATCCGCCTTTGATTTTGATATTGTAATTAGTACTAGCCAAGCAAGCGCAACGGCAAGACGTGCTAACCTTTACCAATTATTGGAAGCTAAGAAATCCGGCGTTGATATTCCTATGGATATTATCCTTGATTTCATGGATTTCCCAGAAAAAGAAACGGTTAAGAAACGCATGCAAGAAGCGGCAGAAAAACCAGCGTTACCAGAATTGCGCGTAAGTGGTTCACTTGATGATATGCCAGCGGAAGCACTGAGTATGTATTTACAAACGTTAGGCGTACAGATTTCACCGCAGCAAATCATGGCGGAACGGTTAGCCTTGAAAGGTAAACAACCAAACATTACAAATGCACCGCAAATTATGCCGCCTATGAACGATTTAGGCACTATGTAATATAAACTATCAACACAATAATAAACGTTCCGTAATGGGGCGTTTTTATACATTTCGCCCTAAGTAACGGCGTTAAAAGGCTTGCTTATACATTATCGCCCGGCAACGGCGTTAAACTGCCATATTGCTTTATTCGTCCGGCAATGACGTTAAAAGGCTAAGGAGTATTAGATATGGAAAAAGATTTAGTTAATATCGAAGATGCTGGTTTCACTCCGGAAGATTTAGAAAACGCGGGCGTGAACGTTGAAGATAATACCGAAGAAACGGATACACAGGAAACTGCAACAGATGAACCCTCTACAGATGATGCGGCGGAAAGTGATGCGAATGATGCGGAAGTAGATGCAGCGGCGCCGAACACTAATGAAGAAGAACCGGAACACGAAGAAAATCATGCTAACGATAGCAATCTAAAAGCGGCACTTGCACAGGAACGCGCAAGACGTAAGGCGGCCGAGGAACGCGCAAGACAATTTGAAGCGCAACAAAGACCAATTACATTGCCAGATAATGAAGTATCTGATATTCGGGACTTTGTACGCCGTGAAGCATTAAAACGCTTTAATTTAACGGCGGAAGATTTAGAAAGTCTTATGTTTGAAGATGTAAACAAATATAACGATTTCATTCGTTTTGAAGCTAACGCAGAATACACGATCACAAATCAACAGTTAGCAGTACACCAACAAAGACAAACAAATCTAAATTTCGTAAATGAAATTAAATCATTACCAAATTTCGGGGAACTATATCAACGCGGATTAGAAAAGCTAAACGGCATGACAATGCGCGATGCACAACCAATTAATGATGCGTTCTACCGCGTAGATATTGGAGAAGGTACCGATGCCGATTTTGAAACAATTAGGAAGTTTGTGAATGAACTGCAAAATGAACGGGCAACGAATACCGACGTTACGAATAACCCGTTACAAGTGGCCGCAACGTTGCCAAAAGCTGGCGCGTTAAACGGTGGCGTTCCTACACCTAACAAGGTAAGCGAAGAAGATATTTTAAAGGCGTATCAAACGGGCAATCTTGATGCATTGCCGGACGATGTACGCAAATATTTTGACGAATTATAAGAGGTAAAATATGGCAGACCAAAGAAACCAAGTTAATATCCCAGCAAATTTAGTACCTAAAGTATGGGCTAAAAAAGTATGGCATGAAGGCGTAAAAGATAGTTATTTTGATAAGTTTACTGCAATGGACGGTTCCAACGTAGTACACCAAAACAAAGACTTAACAAACGTAAAAGGCGATAGCGTAGTATTCGGCTTGATGATGAATTTAAACGGGCCGGGCGTTGAAGGTAATCAAAAATTATCTGGCGCCGAAGATACATTGAACATTTACGATTTTACTGTACAAACTAAATTAATCCGTAATGCGGTATCTCGCTATGAAGCGGACGACCAAAAAACACAGTATGATATGTTGAAAGAAATTAAAGGCGCGTTGAAGCAATGGCTTGCTGATTGGTTGGATAACAAATTGATGAGTGAATTATGTTCGGCTCCTTCCTCTTCTAAAGAAGCGGTAGCTGCAAGTGCTGCCGGTACATATTCCAGCATTACGGCAAATGATAAATTGACAACAACAATTATTTCCCGCGCTAAACGTAAAGCAATGATGCATGCACCAAAAGTGCAACCGATTAAAGTTGACGGCATGGATAAATACATCATGCTTATTCACCCATGGGCGGCACGTGATTTGAAAGATGATCCAAAATGGTTAGCAGCACAACAAAACGCAAATGTTCGCGGTTCTAAAAACCCTATCTTTACAGGCGCGTTAGGCGAATACGACGGCGTTATTCTTTACGAATATGAACGCGTATTATGCGATAACACGGGCGCATCTAGTGCGAATGTATGCCATAACTTATTATTGGGTAAGCAAGCCGCATGTTTCGCAGTTGCAAGACCAGCTAAACACATTGAACAAACAGACGATTACGGCAACATTGCTGGTAATGGTATCGCGTTCTATGGCGAAGTTAAAAAAACAAAATTCAATAATAAAGACTACGGCTCTATTCAAGTATTAACTGGTGGCGTTGTAGAAAGCTAATTTTTGAATTATGGGCGGGGTAATACCCGCCTTTATTCTTATATGGGGTGAATATGAACGTAAAACAAGTTATCAATAGGGCGTTCATGCAAATAGGCGATACACCACAGGAACAATATACTCCGTACCATTTGTTAGAGTATTACAACGAAGGCAATCACCTATTAAATGCCCTTATTGGTCAGTACTGCCCTAGTTTGGCACAGGCAACGCACGAAGATAACGGCACCGGACGGATTACGCTGCCCGGTCAATGTATCAGCGTGTTAAATGTCAAAGCCGATGATGCGGACGTACAGGCCTATCATGTATTGAATTTACAAACGATAGTATTTGATGCAGATCATGAGCAGAAAATAACCGTTGATTATATAATGACTGCTGGCTATAAGAAGCTGGAAGATGAAAGCGGACTACCGGCAGAATTAGAAACGTTACTTGTTGATTACATCGTGTATAGGGTTATGAACCTTGATATTTCCGGCGTAACGGCGAATATGGTTAATGCGTTGCAATCCATTAATGACGGTTTAGGTAATAATGAAAGCGTAATAGCGGAAGGGTACTGGAATTATGGTAGTAAGCGAATTGATTACGCTGGTTAATGTAGAGTCTAACGAAATATTAGATGAACAGTTGGAATATATCCAATACATTAATGCAGCTATTGACTGGCTAACTACTATTCTAGTTAGCATTAAAGACCGCGAAGTAGTTAAGAATACAGACATACAGAATTTGAAAGCGGTTCCGTCAGATTTCATGGGGTTCGTTCCTAAGAGTGGTTATCCTATCCGCATCATTAATGGAACATTTGAAACCTATGACGGTGAAACGGTCAATCAAGTGTTTTATAGTATAAGAAAAAATCACGTTGACGAAATGGACGATACTATTCCGTTTTCTGAATTCTTTCACCAGTATTTAGTGCAGCTTATATCTTTCATGGTTAAAAAGAAATCACTTATGACGGATTACGCTGCATATGATAAACAATTCATTGACTACATCACGGAACAGATTAAGGCGGCAAGAGGTATAGCATAATGGGCGTTAAACAGGTGGCAACTACAAACGGGTTCCGGCTGGGCCTTGATTGGAGCAACCCGCCGGAAAATATCGACGTGCAAGCGCTAACACAGGCGCAACAATGCGAATTCGATAGAACAGATAATGCACTCCGTACCGTTCCGGGTATTCGTATATTGTATGATTTTGGACTACCAGTAGAAACGCTATATCATGATGTGTACCGTAATAAGTGGTACTTTTCTAGTGGCCGAAATTTGTATGAAACAGATTTCAGCAGTAACAAACTATTAGGCACATTAAATGGTACCGAACGGCCGAAATATCATGCGTTTGGTGGTGATATTCTCATAGCCAGCGGTGATAAATTACAAGCCATTTCGGGCGCTGGTAAGTTATATACTACTGAAAGTCCTATATGCGATATAGTATCAAGCCATTCCGGGCGCGTACTAATTGCATCGACTAATTCGCATCGGTTGAATTGGTCAGCAGTTGGCGACTACAACGCATGGACGCATAATAGTAACGATGCATCTAGTGCGCAATATGTAGATGTTGGGTATAAAGACCAAGGCAGCATTATTGCAGTTGATTTCTTATCTAGGGCCATAATCGTATACAAAGAATACGGGCGCGTGTATCAAGTCATTGGCACGCCAGATGCACAGAATTTAACTGTGTATCCGTTATCCTCTACCGGTTATTGTAGTGGTGCAACGGTAAGCGTTGATGATCGTAGTTACTATTTAGGCAATCAAGGGTTCATGTCTTTCATGCCTACAAATACCTATGCAGAAATACAACCGTTTGAAACTGGTTTAAATATCAACTCTTATCTATTGAAGTACATAACGAAAGATTGCGAAGTATGGCATATATCCAGTAGAAAACAAATCTGGATTAAACCATATAACGGCGAAACGGTATTTATCTATCACTACTTGCCACGCTATGAGGACGGGCGCGGCGTTTTCACATCAAGAAAATTTACGCATAGCATCAATGCAGCGGTGAATGTGGATAAAGAAGTATACATAGCATACGGAAATAAAATTGGCATTCTTGATGAAACGATAGATACCGATGATAGCGTACAAATTCAAACATCAATAATCAGCGGCAACAGATTGGCAACACGTCAATTTGTGTTGATTATGAACTATAATTTTGTAACGCATAATCTTATTCCTGGTCATGGTACTATTGGCATCTCAAATAAGAAGCCTAAGCCAATTAACTTTTCAAGCAAGGCAACAAAAACCTATTATGCGAATGAAAAGCTATACGCAGCCAAAACATTAATGAATGTTAATGAATACACGAAGGCGTATAAAATTGGCGGCGGCGCAAATCGTAATGTGCAATTCAAAATCAATGTTCAAAAGGGCGCTATTTCGTTACGCCAGTTAGATTATACGTATGAAGAGGTTTAAACATGGCATATAAAGAAAAATACCCTTTGGATATAACGCCACAGGGCGATACTGTACAAGACAGTATTAAGAAAAACCGCGATGAATTATTGAACGTTGCGCAGCAAATGGAACTAAAAGCCGGCGGCGGTGGTGGTACCGGTGGCGGTGGTGGTACTGGTGGCCTACGTAATAGGGTATTAAGCGGTAAAGTAAGCAATGGTGAGTTTTCATTCTTAACCGGTGATAACCTAAGCGTAATGATTGACGGCAGCCAAACGCCTGTATTGTTATCATTCGCCGACGGTTTCAACGATTACGGCGCGGTTGATTATATCCAAACGATTAACCGTAAACAAAGTGCATGGAGCCTACCGGCCAACAATACATCGTATTTATACGTTGAACGTTCAGCATCTGGCGGCCTAACCTATGGCAGTACAACGCTTGAACCGATGCGCCAGCCAAATGCACCAGCAGCGGCAACGGATAAAATGTACTACAACACTACAAATGAAAAAATGTATGTGTATACTGGCACGTACTGGAAAGAAATATTACGCGTAGTGGTAGCGATTGCCGTTACAGATGCAACGCGTGTAAAGTCAATCAAGTATTATGATCCAAACGTAAACACCGCAACAGATGCCGTAATTGGCACGCGTACAGTTGACGGTAAAGCATATGCATTAACAGACATTCTTAATCAAATGGCGGAAGCTATTAAAAAGATTGCTGGCGATGCTAGTTTTACAAACAACCCAAGCCGTACACTTAAAACTATCACGGATACAGTAAACGGATTAAGTAGTGCGTATTATCGCAAAACTGATACAGTAGCTGAAGCAACGCACGCGGTTCGTGCAGATACCGCAACGCGGGCCAATTCAGCTGCAACGGCGGATAACGTTGCGACGTGCGTTAAAAAGGCCGGCGATACTATGACGGGTACGTTAAACGTTCCGGGCCTATCTAATAACCGTATTGATTTAGATTATCTTGCCAATAACAAAGCCGGTTATAGTGGCGTAACATTTGGCGAATGTAACAACTACGATATATGGGGTTATAAATTTTGGGGTATTGGCGTTATGTTCCCGTGGTATACAAGTGAAGATCGCGTATTGGGCACTCAATTATATTTTGCCAATAGTAATGCAGCATTTATCCGTTTTGATACAAACACAAAAGGCATGAAAGAATGGCAACGCATCGCAACGTTTGAAAAGGATAATTCGCTAACATTCCCTAACGGCGCAAAGTTAAAGGTGGAATAATATGCCTAATTTAATACTAGAATATAACGGCCAAATTTACCGGTTCGGATTAACTACAAATGCAGCAGTAACGAACGGCCAAAATATTAAGGTTCCATTTAATGGAAGCGAATTATACGCGCGTATTGGAAGCGATAATACGCCATTAAAGGTTATTAAAAACGGTAGCACGTATTCGGTGCAGTATAATCCGGTTGCTTTTAATAATATTTATGTAGATAGACCGGCAAGTGATCGCTCAGAATGGCGTAACACAGTATTTTTCCCAAGTGGAAATTATCGTATCACAATAGACGGAAGCACGCGCGATAGTCGAGAAATACGCATTAATGATAATAAAAACCTTGAAATAGTAATGAATATTATCGGTCAAGGGTATGGCAATCAGCGTTTAAAACTGACTATTAGCGGATATTATGATAGGCAATTACAAGCCGGAAGCAATCGCAATAGATTTAGCATAGAACGAATAGGAGACTAACGATGCAACTTGAAAGCCTTGAAAGCATGATTAAAGACTATGAACGGCGCACGGGTGAACGTGTTAGTCTTGAAGGGTTTTATTTCGATGAAAATAATAACTACAAAGACAAATACAATTACTATTTTAAATGGTTCCCTAATGCGGGGTTCTTATTCTGGACTATCAACGAACATGAAGGCGAAAGGTATTTTACTATCTGGCAAACATACGGCGATATGAAAGTAATAGGCAAGTACATCGTGGAAGTAATGAAGATGAATGATCTTGATGTAATTGTAACGGCAACACATCGAAGCGTGCGCGGTTTCATTAAAAAGTGGAACATGGAACGCGTTCCATCTATGGACTATACCTATAATGGGTTTAATTACAAAGTACTGAAAACGGTGCGAAAACACCTTGAAGCGACTTTGTAGAAAGGAAAAGCATGTTTAAATTTGACTTGCAATTATTTGGCGGCGGCGGTAAAAAGTCGAAGGTAAGCAGCATTGATGCCAAACTACCTACGGCAACGGCCGACGAAAAGCAACTATTACAAGGCCAAATGAATTGGATTAATAACACCAATCAAAGCGCCAACACCTTGCAAGGTATGGGCGATGCGGCCTTAAATAACGTGATAACGCCAGAATACGGCAATATGTATAATTCGTATTTAGGCACTAACCGCGGCAATCAAAATGCAATAGGGGCGTTACAGAACCAAGTAACAACGGCCGGCGCCAAGAATTTAACTGATAACACGCGGTATGCAAATCAGTTAGCGGCAAGCGTTGATACTATGAACAACGGCGCAAGCCAACTGGCTAACGAATATAATGGCGCATTGCTTAACAATCAAAACGCAATGGATAGTATCACAAACGGCCAACTACCAACAGGCTATGCAGATGCTAGACGGCAAGCGTTAAACAATGATTTACAGGCAACTATAGGCAATGCAGTTTCTGGCCTAGCAAGTCGCGGCATTGTGAATTCATCTATTACAGATAATGCATTAAATGATATTAGCAAGAACGCATCTAATACACTTGCGGCACAATATTCAAATGATTTAGGCCAAGCGGCGGCACTCAATACGCAAGCGCTTAATAATAATTTAAGCGGTATCGGTGCAAAAATGGGTTTATGGGGTAACACCTATAACAACAACCAAAACGGCATTATTAATCAAGCAAATCTAATGAACCAAGGTTATGCAAATCAGATGAATAACGCCGGCACCGCAGCGGGTTTAGTAGGTCAACGCGAAGGGTTAGCGCAAAACCCTATTAATACAGGCGCAACAACACAAAGCGCGGCAATTCAACCGGCCAAAGATTACTACTCTATGAGCCAGTTAAATAACGCGGATCAAGAAGATTTACTTAACAGATTTATGTCATTACGCTATGGACTAGCACAACCAGCACAAACAATGGTTAAGCAAGGTTCCGGCGGTTTCTTTGGAGGACTTATGAAAGGTTTTTGTTTTGTAGCGGGTACTGAAATTGCAACACCAGAAGGTGGCAAGGTTATTGAAACGTTTGTAAATGGTGATACTGTTATCACGTTGGGTGCGGTTAACGATGTAATTGCATTGCATGATATGGGCGAAAAAGAAACACATCGCCTTGAAACTGTATCCTTTGGCGTAACAACAACAGGCACGGAAAAGGTATTGACTCCGGAAGGCTTGAAATTAGTTAGTGAATTGGTAGTTGGCGAAGTTATTATGACGGTTAATGCTTATGAACCGGTTACATTAAGCGAAGCAACTGGCAATACTGAACATGTATATGAATTGCAATGTACTGGCGACAATTTATTCTATGCTAACGGCATTATGGCGGAAGGCATCAACGAAGATGAATTGAAAGCTATTGCAGATGCAGCGGAAGAAAAGCCGGCAGAAGAAGAAAAGCCAGCTAAAAAAACAACTAAAAAGTCCAGCAAGAAAGATGAACCAGTAGAGGAAGCAACAGAAGAAGTAGAGAAAGTAGAGGAATAACACAATGGGCGTTATCTACGTTAAAGACTTTGAACCATGGGCGGCGTTGGGTGAATTAGCCGGTCAATATTTCTCTCACCGTTTAGGGGCGTTACAGAATAATAAAATGGCTAAAGGCTATCAAGCAATGCTAGGCGGTGGCGGTGGTGCTGGCGGGGAACAAGACCCGAACACACCGCAAATTGTGGATAATAATAACCGCATGGCTGGAATGGGTATGCAACAACCTAATAGCGCCGGCCAAATTAATCAGTTATTATCTAATTCCAATAACACATTTGCCAATAACTTGATGCAAAAAAATAATGTAGGGTTATGGGGCGGTCAAAATCCAGCCGCACCAGCACAACCGATGCAAGCTAATACAGATGCACCAAGTAATCCGGTTACTGATCAGCGCTTTAATGCATACATGAATGAGCCAAGTCCTACACTACAAAAGCAGTTGCAAGCACAGGCGGCGCAAGCACCACAAATGCCAGCAGCGCCAGCGCAACCGCAACAAAACACAGGATTATGGAACTTTCAAAATCTAAATAATACTGGTATTAATACAGGGGTTCCGCAAACATACCAAGAAATGATGCAACAAAGACAAAACGCACCTTTTCATGGGGCGCCCAATTCGGCCGTAAATGGTAACGCCGAAGCGGATAAAGCGCCGGGCCAATACTCTATACCAGATAAAGCAAGCGTAACAAGCGAAGCACGTAAACAACTAGGGGCCAATACGTTGGCCCTAGTTAAAGCCGGTTTTGATTTTAAGACCGCGCAAGGCCTAGCCAGCGAACAATATCAAACTGACGTTAATAATATGTACATGCAGCAAGTCAACGAATATCAAGAGAAAGTACTTGAACCAATGCGCCAGCAAATCATGAATAGCCTTGTATTTACACAGGATAAAGACGGAAACCCGGTTGTAGATACCTATAACACAAAACGGGTTAAAGGGTTGGCGCCAGCCGTTGCAAGATATAACTATCTTGCCGGTAAGATTGGTGCTGGTACTATTGATATGAATAACTTGAATTCTATTGCGGCACTTGATAAACCGGATTATAAATTTAGTAGTGCGCAAAACGGCCATATTGTACGTTACAACATGGGCGACGGTACTATTCAAGATATGGGCGGTTATGGCAAGGTTGAAACAAAGCAATTTGCGAACGGTCAAGTTATTGTTATGACACCAGACGGCCAAATGAAAAATATCGGTAATTTCGGTGCGAAAAACATTAAAGTTATGCCAGACGGAAAAACTTATATTGTTGGCACAGACGGCAGCATGAAATATGTAGGTACTCACGTTAAACCGGCAACGGCTACACAGTCCGGCACTAGCGGATATAATGCGCAAGTATTACGTACGCTTTCCGCTCAACATACCGCATGGGTTAAAGCTAACCCAGATAAAGCAGAAAACGAAAGCCCTTATTATGGGCAATTACAAAGCGCGTTAAGTGGTGCGCCTACTGCTGGCGGTGGTGGTGCTGCTGGAACGCCAACAGTTAAACGGCAGCCGACTTATTCAAGCGAAGAACAAGCAGCAATTTCCAAGCGAATGAATGAACTTTCAGCGCAAGGCTGGAGCGATGATCAGATAGCAGCGGAACTTGATGCGGCCGGATACGGTCAATATAAATCGTGGTTAAAGTCTTATTAAATATAAAGGGGTAGACTATGGGTGCGTTTGATGATATTACAAGCCAATACGGAAAGGCAGCTGGAAACGGTAACGCCTTTGAAGATATAACAACCGAATACGGTTATGATGTAGGCAACGCGCCCAAGCCTACATTTTGGGATAGCGTTAAAAATAATGCCGAATATGTTGCTAATGGCGTTAAAAACAATATTGAATGGATTGATAAAACCGGCAAAGAAATTAACGACAATGTAGGCAATACCTTAACGGCGTGGAAAGATGATGTAGTAAAAAAATCGAATAATCTAGGTAATGAGTATTCTAAAAGTGCTGCTAATGCCCTTGAAGCTAATGGCGATAACTTTTCTAAATTTGATGATAATGGGGAGTTTATCGATGAATATGCTACGCCGGGGTTAGGCAAAGCGCACGTCGAAACCTATAATGCCGCAGTTGGTAAGCCGGCCGGATATCTGGCAATTACGCCATACGTTCCACCACCGGTGCGAATAGCTGCTGGCGTACTTGCAGCGCCTACGATTGCAAGTGATACGGTTGATATGTATAACGCCAATGCAACCGCAGAAAACGACGGAACGGCACCAGACGGAATTTTAGGGAATAAATATGTAGCTACGGCGAAAAATCTTATAGTAGACCCTGTGGCCGAGCCAGTAGAACGCTTGATTGACGACCCGGGTGAATTTGCTAAAAATATAGCCATGAACCCTACCAACTTATGGGGCGATGTATTCTTGCCGGCTGCCATGATACACGGGGCAACACCTAAAAAGGTATCTGGGGCAATCGGTGAACGTGTAGGGCATGCAGCGGAACACATCAAAGAAAAGGCATCTAACGCATTTGAAGATATTGGCGAACGTTTCACAAAAGATGCGCCAAAACTTGAAGAGGGCGTTATGTATAATGCGTTTGATGATATTCCAGTACCGGAAGAACCGGCAAATACTGTAGAACCGCGCGAATATTCCGAAGGCGGTTTAAGCGGTCAACCTATGGAAGGTGAAACCGGTAATATCCAAGCGGATATATATAACCGATATCGTCAGAATGGTTTAAGCGACGTTGAAGCGGCTGCCATGACTGGTAATATTGGCGCCGAAAGTAGTTTTAGTACGACTGTTACAAGTGGCGACGGCTACGGTTCCCGTGGTTTGGTTCAATTTACTGGCGATAGATTGAACGGCGAAAAAGGTTTGTTGAAATTTGCAGAAAATCGTGGGTTGGATCCGTGGGATTGGAGAACGCAAGTTGATTTCAGCGTATGGGAATTACATAATACCGAAAGCGCTGCACTTGAAGCAATGCGGGCGCGCCCAGATGCAACACCGGAAGAAATGGCCGTTATCATACGAAAAAATTATGAAAGACCAGACCCAGCCGTTGCACATGATGATGTACGGGCGCAAATTGCTAAAGAAACATTCGACGGCAATTATGGTAAATATGAAAATAGGCCGCGCGATAATACATCGTTTAAAGATAGTACGCTAGACCCTAATTATCGAAGCTATGAACAACCGTTCAAAGATGAGTTTATAGAAAACGAAAAATCTGTAAATGGTGAAGAACCACATACGGATTTAAACAGTTTTGTAGAAAATACCGATAAAAAACAGGTTAAAAACGAAGATTTAGGTATAAACTATCAAGGCGAAGGCGAAACGACCCGTACAGGCGAAATAAATGAATTTCAGCCGAAAGACCGCATAAATACTGACTTTGTAGAGGGTGAAAAACCTAAAATTGAAGAAAAGGCACTTGAAAACGATGCAAGTACTCAATTTAGGTATGAAGAAGATGCACCAAACGAAAGTTTACGAAATGCACTTGACGATTTACCGCCAAAGGCAAAAGAAACTATCATAAACGAATTAAAAAATGATGCATCTGAACCACGATAT